GCTTATTCCCGAATGCCAATCGGCTGAAAACTCGAATTTTATCTTTGCATTTATCATGCCGCTGGTCAAGGTTTCGTTTTCCGTCACCGTCGCCAGCGCTTTGCCGATCATGATTGTTGTCAAAAGGCTTTTCCTCCTTTTTTTCTTCTTGATTTCAGCATAACAAAAGGAGGCAGGGCTTATTAAGCCCCACCTCCGCATGTTTTTTAACTTTCGTCGTTCTCTTTGCGCTTATAATATTCCTGCGCATGGTCGATTATCCCCTGCGCCGGGTTTGAACTCTTATAGGCTGCTGCTTCCCATTTCGCAAGGCTGCTCTCGTCATTGACTTCGTACTTAGCGATATGGTCTGCGTATTTGTATACATAACTGAGCATGTATGCCTTTTCGGCATCGGATGCGCGAGAATATGCACTGCTGTTTATTATCTTAGTTGCCAGATCATAAGAGGTTTGCCCCTTAACTGTTGCATACTTCACATATTCCTCAGCCGTCAGATATTCGCCGTTGATTTTTGTGTTTGTTTTCGCGCGGCTGGGATATACGGAGGTTTCGCCCAGATCATAAAGCCGTTTGAGTTCGCCGTCTATCTCGGTGCTGCGCTCCTTCTTGACGTATGCCGGATTTACAAAGTTGTTGAGCACTCTCTCAAATAGGTTGCCGGTTTCCTCTGTACGTCCCCATGCGTCAATGTACGGTATCTGGCTGAAATCATAAAGCGGTATCTTGTTGGCGATCTTGCCCCACATATATTGCAGCTCAGAGCCGACATTGCTGTTGCGGTCAATATACGTTGTTTCTCGCTGATTTTCTCCAAACGCTCTTTCGACCTGCCCGAACAGCGTCGGGAAATACTGTGATATGTAGTTTGTCGCCATGCTCGTTACGATTTTGAACGAACCCTGTCCTTGCTTTATGTAGGCAAGGTTATCAAACAGATCGTTGACGCTTTGAAGCATTGACATTTCAAACATCGGCGTACTGAGGCTCATGACGGAACTCATAAGGTTCTGAACGAAGCCGTTATCCTCGCTTTTGCCGCTGAGCGAATTATACAGTTCAACGCCCACGAATAGCGGCATGCTTTCCGGCGCGAGCCAGTCAAGCGTGATGCTCAGGCCGCCTATGTTAAGCGCATAGTTTTGACTTCCGCCCAGCTCGTCAAACTTGTTTTGTTTATCGTCGTCTCCTGGGCTGCCGCTGAATAATCCCCACGATGCCAGAAGAAAACCCAAGCCAACAAGCGCAGTGCCAGTCAGCCCGGCGGAAATGTTGTCGATAAACTGTGCCGGTGACATTCCGTTTTCTACATCGCCGTTTATATACGCCTTGACTTTCTTTGTGTCAACGGCGAGCGACTTTATAAGCCCTACGGGCGAGTATTCCACTGCTCTCACGAGTATGTTTGCCGGTGTTTTTTTGAACGGCAAAACGCCCTCTATCAGCGCGGAAGCGATCTTGTTATCGACCTTGCCGAGCCTGCTGACCATTGCCGAAAATCTGTTTGTGTCGCGGTAAGTCGCTTTCTGAGCTTCCTTTATCGCAACGGCCTGAGCTTTTATTATCGTGCTTTCGGGTACCTTGCCGGTGTTGAGCTGTTCGGCGGTTATGCCGTTTGCCTTGTACCATTTCGCGAGCGCGTTGGCGTATGCAGGTTTACAAAACCATGCGTCCTCCGCGTCGAGCGCTGCCGAGTTGCCCTTGCGTGCTGCCTCAAGTATTTTGGTCTTGTATATCGTCCTGTGCTTGTCGATGCCCTGAAATGTATCGACATACTTGCCGCCCGAGAGTATAGTCTCCTGCACCGCTTCATAATCGGTCATTGCATATTTTATAAGCGCCACGTCATTTGCGTTGTTACGGTTGAGTATGGATTTGCTGCGCTCTATGCCGCCGTTTACTTTGCTGTCGGCGAGATTTTCAAGGCCGTATGCTATGGTGTTTTTGACTGCTCTGACCGGCACGAAGAATGCATTGCCCACGATGTTTCGGACATGCGTTCTCGGATTGCCCAGCATAGCGAGATAGCGGAAGTTGTTGAGCTTTTCGTACCACGTCGCATCTATCTGCTGTGCTACGCTCTGCTCTATGTTCGCCCACGCGGTTTTTATGCCGTCCTCGTCGCCCTGTCTGAGCGCCTTGGCATACTCATCATAAAGAATTTTGTCAACATGTATATCCGCTTTGTTGTCCTTGTACCGCTCGTTGAGGTCTTCCTCGATGTTCTCTATCGACTTTGCCGCGAGGTACAGTCTGCATTCGGGCGAGAGCTTGTTGAGAATGCGCATAGCCTGCAAGGACTGCGCCGTGTTCGTGGAGTTTTTGACCATGAGCGATGCAATGTCCATCGCCGTTACGTAGTCTCCGCTGTTGACGGCATTGTTGTAAAGGGCAATACCCATAACGGTATTGTCCTTCGATACCTTACCGGCGTTTATCTGCGCCTTGTAGTCCGCCAGAGCCTGTTCCCAGCCGTTAGCCTCTATCGTGATCTCGGCCTTTTTGAGCGCTGCCTCGTCGGAATAGGCTATGTGTGAGAATTTACCCTGTGCCGCGTCCTCGCGCAGTGCGTCGGAGAATTCAGCCGGTGTCATGCCGCTGTTGGCTATGGTGGAAACGTGCTTGCTCGTAAGCTTGCCGTTCAGATCTTCCTTTGGTATCTCCTGCGGCGCTCTGTGCTGCTGTTCGGCGAGATTTGTCTCCTGCTCCTTGCTTATCGGGTGCAGTGCGCTGTCTCCCTTGCCCTGAGCCTCAGTTACCCAGCGCTCGCCTCTTGTTTCCTCGCCCGTGAACTCTGCCGAAGCCGCGCCCATGCCTTCAGGCAGCGGATTTTCTGCCGTTCTATCCTTTACCCTCGCAAGGACATTGTCCAAAGCCTTAATATTGACATAATCGCTGAGTTTTCTGTGTTCCTCTGCGTACTTTCTGCTAAGCAGGGTAAAACGATTTCGGGCTGTCGCTATGGCGTTTTTGTCGCCGCCGTTCTCTGCCGCAGTCAACTCCTGCCGTGCCGTGTTAAGCTTTTCAGCAATGCCGCTGACCTTGTCATACTGGCGTTTATAGTCCTTTATAAGGCCGCGCTCGTTCTCGTTTGCGGCGTCCTCGTTTGTCGCCTGAGCGAGCATGGTTTCGTTCTGCCGCCTCAGTTCGTTGAGCCTCTCCGGCTCGCGGGAAAATTTCTCTGGTATTTTGCCTTTGTCAAAATAATCGTCGATATCTTTGAACACGACCGAAGAATGAGTATATTTAGGATACTCAACTGACGCAATAGTGTCACCGTTTGTGCGGTCTATGTCGAGTATGACCTCACCTCTGAACGAAGAAATATACCTGTCGAGTGTACTGCGCTGTGCCTTGTTCGGCGCGACCGATAGATTTATGCCGCCGCTCTCAGGAGAAACACGAATATTGCCCTCGCTCATAAATTTTATCATGCCGCCGCTGTAGTCCTCGCCGCCGTAATCTTCGCCGAGCGCATCAGTTATGTCGCGGTGGTCAACTGTCCTGTAGCCGCCCGGTGCTCCCTCGTGTCTACCCGAAAAGTCGAGCATTTTGCCGTCTGTGCAGATATAACCGGCTTCTTTTACTTTGTAGGTAGTACCGAAATATTCCTCAGCGTTTTTTACTTCTCGGGAAAATTTTTCGTTGACATTCTTGCTTGTATTGGGTATATTGGTATTGGGAGCAGTCCCCGTAGTCGTCTCGGGCGTTTTGGTCAGGGCATTTGCATTGACCATGCGGGCTATGCTTCCTTTTTTTGCGCTTGCATATATGGTTTGCACATACAAGTCAAGACTTCCACCGCTATCTACCGCAATAACTGTAACTCTGCTGCCGTCTATCACTTTTATAAATTCGGCAGCGGGACGATTATTGTAAGTAGATTTTTTTATTTTTTCAGGCTCACTTATCACAGCAGGGATTAGTGTGAAATCATTTGCTGTAATTGCTCTCTGACCTCTTGCTGTTTCCGCTTTTATCGAACCATGATCTTTGAATATTTTTCTGACATGGTCAGCACGCAAAGTAACATTACGCCCGGTAAAATTATAGCCTGTCGCAGTTTCTATAGCATTTGCAAGATCATTGCCAACAACTCCAAAAAACATTTTGCCGGTAAAACCCTTATCCTCTATAGCTCTCTTTACGAACAAGTCTAATTGTGCGGAATTTTCATAAACATTTATTCGCTTGCTGCTCTTCCAATTTTCAATCTGCTGATTAGAATACGGTTCAAGCGAATACTTCACTCCGCTCTTCGGCGGTGCTCTGCCTTTGTTCGCGGCCTCGGCGGTGTGTTTACGGAAACTTTCCTGCATCTTGCCGTAGCCTGCGCTGTCGTGCTCCGTTCCGGCAAAGATGTTTATCCTGCCCAGCGCGTCGCAGCACATTTCCTCGAACGCCTCGGCCTCGCTTATCGTGTCGCCGTATGCGTGCCTGTAGACCTCAACAGCGCTGTTAAGCTCTTTCTCCGAGAGGTCTGAAAGCATGGCGCTTCGCAGCTCGTCAAGGCTTATATCGCCCTGTGCAATTGCCGCGTGCCCCATCTCGTGGCGCATTATCTGCTCTGCGGATATGTCGGGATGGTCTGAGCGCACCATAACGGTCTTGCTCTCGGTATCGACCATGCCCCTGAACTCGCCGCCGCTGTCCTTGATATTGCCGCCCTCGAAATATGTGACATTATAGCCGTAGCTTCTTGCAAGCTCACGGCCTTTTTTCATGCTCTCGGTGTCCTCGCCGGAGTAGTAGACGTTTTCCTGCTCTACGCCGTTATAGACTACTTTTTGCCCAGCTTTGCCTTGAGCTGCGCTATAACCGCTTTGTCTGCCGCTATCTGTTCCGGCGTAAGCTTCGACTGTGCCTCTTTCCACTGAGGGTATTTGTCCTTCGGTATTCTGACCGTTAAGCCGTTGGCTGCTGTCGCGTAGACGTATTCCATTCTCGTTTACCTCCTGTGTGTTTATCTGGTTGTTTACCTGTGTGCTTACATTATCACCTTGCACAGCCGCATTGTCAATCGCCGCCTGAGTTGTAGAAGCGCCCATGTTATAGGCTATCTCCGCCTGTGCGCGGTTCAGCACGGGTACTTTGGTAAGCGACTCTTTGTTCGCGCCCTGCTGCCCCATCTGATACACAGCATCAAACGCCATCTCAAACGCCTCGGGAGACTCGACGGGGGCGAGATCGTATGTTCTGCTTATAACCTCCGGGGAGACCGTATAGCGCTCTGCCATGCTGTTAACAACACTGTTCTTTGCCGCCGTTGTACGGATGTTGGCAACAGCGCCGCTCCCGGACATGGTATTCACAGCCTGCTGCATTACCGGGTTGCTGTCTATGATGCTCTGTTCCGCTCTCGTCAGTTTTTGACCGCTTGCGGCCTTGGCAATGACCGATGCGGTGTTATCGTCAACAAGCGTACCGCTGCGCTCAAGAGCATTGCGCACTACCGGTGTATCTCTCTCAGCCGTTATGAGCTGTTCAAGGTTGGCAGTTTCCTTGTCGCTCAGGTTTCTGTTGCCTCTCTTTACGCTGTTGTCAAGGATGTTCTGATATTCCTCGGCGGTTAACTGTGCCTGAGAACCCTGTTCGGATGCAAGTCCGGCGTTTACAAGCTCGCGCTGATAATTTTCATACGCCCTCTGCTGCGCGTTCTCGGCGCGATACTGACCGCTTATAACATTTGTTCCTGCGCCAAAAAGTCCGAGAGTGCTGCCGATGATGTAGTCCGCGAGCATCTGCTCTGCGTCCATGTCCTCGCCCAGGTCAGACCAATCGCCCTTGCCGTCATCCAGCTTGAGCACACGGTCTGCAACAGGGTTCAGGATATCCGAGAGGACTTCCTCTAAGCCTTCTTCGTTCGCGCCGACAATGACCTTGAGCGCCGTGCGGCCTTTATCCGTCTTTGCCAGTCGGTTTACAAGGCCGTTAACAAGGCTCTCGTTTCTGATAATGCCCTTGCCGTATGCGACTTTGGAAGCAGCGCCGAAAAGCTTCTCTGTAAGCACTTCGATTGCCGCGCTCTTGAGGCCGGAGGTAAACTGGTCATTTATATCAAGGCCGTTGTTTCTTGCCTCCTGTGCTCCGCTTCCTGCTGCTCTCATGCCCATTGCTACAAGACCTGAGCCGGGGAGAATGGCGTTCATGGCCGCGTCACCGGCAAACTGCAAGCCTGCAATGCCGAAGTCAACAACGCCCTGTCCGAACTTGCCTAAGCCCTCTTTTGCCATCTGCTGATACTCATTAGAGCGTGCGGCAAGCTCATCGGCGGTGTCGAAATTCTTTTGCCCTGCTCCTGCAAGAGCTGCATAACCGCGTTCAAAAGCCTTTTTGCTGTCCTCGTGCTGTCTCTTGAGACCGCCCTCGCGCGTGTTTATGTCCTCGCCGTTGAGCATTGCGTCATATCCGGCTTTGAGCCTTGCGCTGTCCGCTGCATCTCGTGCTTTTGTCTGTGCGTCCTTTTCTTTCAAAAGACCGAAAAGGTTTGAAAACGCGCCTACCGTGCTGTATATCGCGGCGTTCGCCGTAGCGTCAAATCTCGTTGTTTTTGACGCGCCGTAATCCCCTGCACCCAAAGCGCTTATTTGTCCCGGCTTGCGCTCGCTGCTTTTTTTGCCGTAAGATATAGCGTCGCTGCCCTTGGTGAGTTTTTTAGCGTTCCCGGCTTGCTGCAAAGCAGCGAACGCAGGGTTGTTACGAGCAAGAACTTCGCTCACGCCGGGCAACTGTCCTCTATTCCCACCGGCTTTTGATTTAGCACTGTTTGTGCCGTAACCCTTGGCGATTGCCTGTGCTTTCTGGGCATAGGCTTTTTCGGTCTTTTCGCGCCCTGCTTTTGCAGCAGCCTCTATCTGCTCTTTTGTAAGGTTTATTTTCTTCGCCATCTTTAACCTCGCTGAACTTACAAGCTGATATTTGTCTGAGATTTAAGCTTTCGTTTGAGAACATTTATATCATCATCGGTTAAACTCGAGTTTTTATTCCATGCATCGACAAGCGAATTAAGACTGTTATATTTGTTGCCGTTCCATGTGAAAATGCCTTCGTCAGGGTCAAAATTAAGCTGACGAACTTTTTTTACTGAAATACTTCCATCTTTGTTTACCTTGAAGTCTTTGCCACTCGGATACCTATTTCCCCCGCCGCCTGAGCCGCCGCTTCGTGCCGCCGTCTGAGCCGCCGCCTGCTGCTGATAGTAGCTCATGAGGGAGTTGATATATGACGGGTCATAGCCTGCCGTGCTTATAAGCGCCTGAGAGGGCGTGCCGCCTGCCGCAATGATTGCGTCAATCTGACTCTGCGCAAGCTTCTGGGCATCCTGCCGCCTGTTGTAATTGCTCTCGCTCAGCTGCATGTCCTGATTCCACTTGTCGATAAGCTTGTTGTATTCCTGCTGATCAAGCGTGTTGTTCATGTTCCAGTTGTTGAGGAACCGCTCGTAATCGGTTGCATCCGCGCCGGAAACGAGGCCATATAGGTTGCCAAGATTGCTTATGTTATCCTGCTGCTGCTGATATGCCATGCTTGCCGCAGCCGCAGCCGCCTGATACGCCATTTCGGCATTCGCGACTTCCTGCTGGTAGCGCTGGAAATCGACCTGATCGCGGTCAATGTACATGCCATAGAGGTCTTTCATATTCTGCCCTTCATCACGATATTTGCCGTATGCTCTGTCGTAGAACTCGGGCAGCATCTCCGTTACCTTTTGCAGATACGCATTGTACATCTGCTGTCCTACGGCCTGTGAATAGGTCGAACCATAACCTCCCGTGAGGGCTGCTGCCTGCCCCATTGTATCTTCCATTGCAAGCTGTCCTTGCTTGGTGTATAGGTCTTTATACTGCTGATACAGCGGGTCAAGCTCTTCGTTGTAACTAAACTCTTCACGGTTGAGCAGTTTATTCAAAAGCTCGTCTATCTGCGCGTCATACTGTGGATTGTACGTCGGTGCAGAATATCCCGGCATGGAAATAGTCGGAGCATTAGTTGTTGCGTCGGTAATAGAGGCAAGGATTTTGTCCAAATCTTCGGAATACTTGGAATTATAATCCGTCGATGGTGTGTCTTTGCCGGTGTCGCTGTAGCTTCCATATTTGTTGCGAAGCTCTAAATTCATGTTATTACCGAGGATTTTTGCGTTTCCTTTTCGCTCATCCTCTCTCGCGCCCTCTATGTCTCCGGCAGCAAACTTTGCATCGGCGCTGAGACCGTAGTCTATAGAATTGCTGTAGCTTGTGCCGTTGTAGGTACCGCCGGTGGTTCCATAGGGGTTTGCATTGCCCATATTAAGATTAAGGCCGTTAGCCTCTCCCTTCGCGCGCCTCAAATCCCATGCTTTAGCTGCTGCCGCCGTGTCGCCTTTTGCAACGGCTGCATTTATGTCCGCTTGGTAGTCGTGATCATTGTCAAAATAAAATACGTTATTATTCTCGTCTTTCCATGCTTTCCATGTAGGCATATAAACCCTCCGTTAATCCTGTGCTTTTCCGACTGCTATGTACATCACCGTGCAGCTCCCGGCCTCGTCCGCTTTGGGAAGCGAGGCGGTAAAGCCGGTCTTGCTAACGTTGTCGGATTTTATCGTTATATTGCGGTCTGAAAACGGCTGAGAGCAGATAATAACGGGCTTGTCTGCAAACTTCGCCTTGCTTCCAAAGCTCACGCTCACCGACGTGTCGCTCTCCGTGCCGTATGTCATTTGGAATGTGCCGTAAGCAACGTTGCTGTCGGATGAGACCTCAGCAACAACAACGCTCGTGCTCGCCTGGCTGCTTGTGTCGCTTGTCGCGCCCTCGACGTTCAGCCACACCGAGAGGCTTTCGGCGAGCTGAGCCGTGTATCGGTGCAGCTGAGTTACCTTTTCCTCGGATGTGCCGAAAATTCGAGGCGGCTGAGGTATTACTATCATTTGATATCCGTACCTCCCTCAAACTGCTTGCTAAAGCTGTAGAGCCGCACCGTGCCATGCCCCGAGAGCTTTATTCTGAAATGGTCGCAGCGCTTAGGCTTGACAGGAACCATGAATGTTGTCGTGCCCTGTCCTTTTATGCGGCCTTGCTTTTCCCAAACGCCGGAGCTGTCGTATTCGATGTAGATCATCATCTCCGAGCCTTTGGGCAGCATCATGCGCAGATTAAAGCGGCTTATGTACTTCTGACCGGTGTAGTTATAGCCCTGCAAGCCCGTTATGGCTTCCCACTCAAATGCGGCTTCTTCATTGCCTGTTTTCGTGTAGTCGGATATAAGGTTTATTGCGTATCCGTTGCTGTCCTCGGTGACGAAGAATGTTTCATTGTTAATCGAGAAGAATGCAAGCGCGTGCTTTTCATCTTCCTTGTGCCACAGTCCGCGCTTTGTGTCGTACACGAACAGCGACCATTTGCCGCTTGTGTCTTTGAGGGATAGATAATACTTGCCGTTTGCACTGCCGCCCTCGGCCGCAACGTAATACACGTTACCGAGCGGCGCGCCGATGTCATATGCCTGAGTGCCGTCAAACGCCATCACGCCGCCGCGAGACTTGTAATAGCAAACATCATCTATCACAGTGACCGAACCGCTGCACCCCGTCTGAACGCCCTGCACGGTCTTATCTATGATTTGATGTGCGCCGGAGCTGGATATATAGACCTTGTGGTAACAGTTTTCCTTGAAGAAAATCAGGTTGCCGCCGATGTTAGCCACGCCTGTAAAAGCGCCCGGAGTGCCTATAGATGCACGGTATGCGTCGGTGCTAACGCCCTTGTAGGTTGACCATCGGGTCTCGTCGCCAAGCTTTGATGCGTATATCTCATTTACATTCGTTTTCTCGGCATCTTCGGATGCTTCATAGTTATATCTGCATCCCCAAATGCGGTTTTGCGCCTGCACAACAAAGTCAAGGTCTGGCGCATCCCTATAAAGCTTTATGCTGCCTGCTGTCTGGTTAAAGTCTCCGGTTACGATATCAACGAACACATATATAAGCTCGACTGTATACGACTTTGAGCCATCGGCCGCCGTTGTCTCGTTGGTCTTATTGATAACTCGCTTTGTCGGAGTGTGCTGCCCTTCAAACTTTGCCGAGTTATCGCCCTTGGAGAACGTCGCGTCGGTAAAAGATATCTCTATCGTGTCGCCGCTATCGATACTGATTTTGTTTATTGCCTTTTCGGTCATCGTACCCATCGGCAAAACGATACGTGCCTTTATGTCGCTTGTCTTAGCCCATGATCCGGCAATGTACTTTTTCCACACCGCGCCGGTATCGGTGCTCGACGTGTCAAGCCACAAGTCACCCGTTTTAGGACTGGACGGCGCTGTTGCGCTCTTGGTAAAGGTCACTGCTTCGCCGTCTTCTGTGCAAGCCGTAAATTTTATCGGTGTATCCGTCGTGGCCGTCGCCTCGATAGACTTATACAGCTTTTCATACTCGTGATTTTCCGTTGTATCTGTTGCCGTGCCGCTCTCGCTTCGAATACTCAGCTTATCGGGATAAATAACGAGCTTATTGGAGAAAAACATCATCTGCTTTGTGCTTTCCGATATGCTGATTGAGTTATCTACCACACCATCTACCGTTAATAAAACCTTTTTGGTTGTGGTATATGTACCGGTGCCGCGATAGATTTTGTAAATCCCGACTCCGCTATCGGCGGTCTTGCCGACAACGTAAAGATTTGAGTCAACGTCGGCGATCATGCCGTATATCGCGGTAAATTTCCCGGCAGCTATAATGCTCCTTGCATCGCGATTACCCATGAGCGGGTAGTAATCGCTCGTGAGGTTTTGCATATCGTAAAACTCGCCGTCGCCGATTTTGTAGTTGTGGTTATAGCCGCCGAAGGTATCAACGACTGTTTCAACCGTGCTGCTTTCGGGTATAGTTATATATGTCGGCATGCCGTCCTCCTAAAATCTGAAATGCGTCAGTTTCGGCAGCGGCCTGTGCGCCGCGTCATACGCCTGCGCAAATCGCGTGTAACCGTCGTTGTAAAACAGAACGGCTTTGTTGTACTTGGCATCCTCGCCGTTCTGCTGCGCTATCTTGGCCTGTAGGTAATTAACATAGATATCCTCTGCATACGGCTCAGGAACCAGCAAGTCGGTCGCTATGTCCTCTGCTGCATACTCGGGCTTTTCAAACCTCTCCGCGCCCTCGTGCGTGGCTATCAGGTCTGTATACACCATCTGATCAATAGTCAGCAGCCATCGTACCTTTTCGGTTTCATCGTATGCGTTAGGCGTAAGCTTATCGGTAATGTCTATTGCTTCTGCAATTGTCATATTGTTCTCCTATTAAAATAGCCGCCATGAGGCGGCTGTTATTTTTGATATTAATTAGTGCGCGGCAAACTTCATCTCGTCGATGTGCTCGTCAAGCATGCGCTGAGCGTAGTTTGAGCGCTCGATCTCGTCCGCTACTTCTTTCGGAACGAGGCTTGTTTTGCCTTTGGGCAGCAGATAGTTTTTTCCGTTTATCGATACAAACAGATCGGGGTCACTGTTTCTGTCGCCTCTCGGTATAAACATTTCAACTCTTTCATCATCTGTTTTTTTAGCCATGTTTTGCTCCTCTCAGGCGGAGGGGCAGAGTGTTCCGCCCCTCCCGGGATAATTACTTGTTTTCCTCGTCAGTCGCGGAATACGAGCTGACGGACATCACGCGGAGTACGCGCTCAGGGTAAAGGATAGTTGCGCCGTTGGTCTCAAACTTGTAACCGATGGTGCTGAACTGGTTAAGAGGACCGCCGATCTCGTCCTTGTCATGGGCGATCATCTCAAGGCCGCCGCCCTCGGGGTCGATAATGCCAAAGCCGTCCTTGCCGAAGAAGTAAGTGGCATAAGTTACGCCGTCGGACTTATTCTTATAGGTGGTGCTGCCGGAATACTTGTAGCTTGCGCCGAGGATAGGTGCATAGGTATCCTCAATGAAGCGGCAGCCGTGCAGCTCGCCGATCTCACCGTTGAAGATCTCGGAGGTAGCTGCATACTTATGCACTTCAATCCATTCCTTGCTCTGGCGCAGGTCATACGCAACAGAGGGATGGATAACAGCATAGTATTTGCCGTTTATCTTGGGTACACGGTCTTTCTTGAGCTTGGTAACGGCCTTGTTTACCATGGTGGGGGTAAGCAGTGCCCAGCCGTCAGGAGTTGAGCCGCTGCCGCCGGAAGTAGTGCCGCCTGCGCCCATGGTTGCCGGGGAAGTAGGAGTAGAAACTTTAGTGCCGTCCTCGGTGACGTTATCGCAGTACATTACGTTAGTGCCGACAAGCAGCGCATCACGGATAAGGGTTTCCTGAGTAGCCGCAGCGGATGCGCCCATTTCCTCAGTCGCTGCAAGAATGACATCGTCATATGCGCGCATCTCGAGCTTATCGGTGATAGAGGTGTAAGTGCCGTACTGCGTGATGGATGCAGTCAGCTTGGTTGCTCCAAACTGCTGACCTGTGGGGATAACCCCTTCCTTAAGCTCAGTCGCTTTTGCGAAGGTGTTAAACTTACGCCATTCAACAGTGGTGCCGCCATTCTTGGGCAGTCTCTGCTTGCGGCCAAACTGCGCATAGAACATCTCAACTCTGGCGTTCTCGAGCAGCTCAGTGTCATAGAACGTCTTAAGTTCGGGTGCCATCGTGTTGGTGGAGGGGCTTGCCGCGACCGCCTCGCCGGTGTATGCGTTGGTGTAGTTAGATGTGCCGTTGCTTACAAGGGTGTTAACAACAGTACCGGCATCTGCGAAAATCTGAATCCAATTAAAATTAGTCATATCGTTTCCTTTCATGGTCATAGGCCACGCGGAAACGCTCAAGGCTTAAAACTGCCCGGGATATATCTTTTCACCCGATTTTATCCGGGCTTTCAACGCCTCTCTCTGTTCCCTCGTGGCGTTTCTGTAATCAAACGTCTGAATGGAAGCGTTAGAGGACTTGGGAACGCCGCCCTCGCTGGGGCGCGATCTATTCGACTGCACAGCATTGGACACCTGCTGCACCGATGCTTTCAGCGCTGCCTGCCGTATGCTTTCCTTTATTTCATCACGATGCACAAGCTCATATGCATCCTCGAGGGAAAACATCAAGTCAGGCGCGGTCAAGCGTCGGAACGTAGGGTTGTCCAGCTCTTTTCGCAAATCAAAGTTGGGGTATTTCTTTTGAAGCTCAACGGCCTGTGCGTTCATCTTGCTCAGATGCTCCATAAGCTTCTGCTCGTTGATAAACTGCTGCTTTTGCGCTTCTGCCGCTCTTGCCACAGCCTCGGAGCGTTCGAGCTGCTTTGCAACCTCGGTCGATACACCCAATTCCATTGCACGATCTTCGTAATACTCGTCATCGTCCGCGACCGCCTTAGCGATTGCGTCGTAATCTCCCGAGTCTACGCCGTACTTTTTGGATAGCAGCTGCAACGCCGGAGCAAGCTTCTCAAGCCCCTCGGCATCTGCCTTGTACTTTGTCTTCGCCGATGAAACTACTTTCTGCATCTCCCGGTTGTAATCGGGGTCTGCCATGATTTCATCCCATGTAAGCCGCTTTGCTGTGTCTTTAGTCTCTGTTGCCTCTATGGCTTCCTTTGGCGCAGCGGCGGCCTGCGCATCGGCTTTAGGCTGATTAACAGCCTTGCCATATTTCGCCCGTCCGAGTTTTTCCTTAGGCACTCCAAGCTCTGCGAGCCTGTCAGCCGTGGTTTTCGGTGCTGTCTGTTCGGCGGCAACAGACACATTAACGCCCGTGTTCTGCCCGGCGGCGGCAGATGTTTCGCCCGAAGTGGCTGCACCGCCATCGCCGGTACCGTCCGCGAATAGCTGCAACCAACTGAATTTGTTGTGCATTTACATGCCTCCTATTTATTTGCCCGTAGGTGGGCGAGTCCGTCGTACCGCCTGCAGGGTTCGAACCTGCATCTCTATCTCTCCGAGCGTTTTACCGTTAAACTAAGGCGATATACAAAAGGGGCGGAGAAGGGGGGACTCCGCCCACAAAAAAGGAGAAAGCAGACTATTACAGCCGCCGTCTGCCGGGGCGACATCTTAAAGGAGGTGAACTTGCTGCCTCATGCAACCCACGTTTTCAGCATAGCATTTACTTATGCTTTGCTTTCAGCCCCACCTTGCGCATTTTTTTCAGTTTCTGTGAAAATTTTTATGTATTCCGGGTATTCCTGCATCAGCAGCACAAAGCCCTTGACTATTACCGACATTTCAACGACCGCCACAGGGTCATATTCAGTCAGTTTTATCCGTGCTTTGCCGTCAGATATATCAATTTCTGTGATATCTTTGGAACTTTCCTGCAAAATGGCCGCTGCCGTGCGCACAAGGATCGTCGCAGCCGCGCATATCAAGTCCTCGCCTTTGGGCGCAGACTGCGCATGCCCTTCGATTTCTAATTCGAATGTGCTGCCGGTGCTGTTTACGCATACGTTTATCATGTTGTCGCATATTCTCCATCAGGCATTGCCGCCTCGCGCGTCTTTACCCGGGCGTTAGACACCTGCGCATGTTCGCGCTTTGCCGGGTCTTCTGCAAGCTGTATATTCGCCTGCGGTGTGCTGATCTGCACGTTAGCCTGCTGTGCTATAGCCTGTATCTGTGCAAGCGACTGCGCATCGCCGCATTTAGCTGCAAGCAGTGCCGCGACCTGCAGCACCGTATTAAACCTGTCAAACAGTGTGCCATTCTGCTTGATGGTCTTGCGCACATCGTCGATGCTGTCAAAATCCATCATCGTAAGGCATGCAAGCGCCTGGTCTGTCTGCTGCGGATTGAAAAAGCCGAGGTTATAAAACTGCAAAGCCAATTCGTTATTTGACATCTTGGTGTATGCCGTGCGTTTCTGCGGAACGACGTTGATATCAAACTCCGGCACACGCTGCCCGATATCGTATCCTGCAAACATCTGTGTCTGCGGCTTTATGTGCTCGTTGGAATAGCTTAAAAACAATTCCTCGCCGCCGTCGCCCAGAATCCTAAACTGGCGCGGCGCATCGTAAAACTGCCTTATCAGCTCTATGACAAGATAGTTTAATTCGCTGTATGCCCTGTAGCTTGCCTTGGTGCTGTCTCTGCTGCCTTTGCCGCTGGCTTCCTGCAATGCTGCTATTGCGCTTGCAGCCGTTACTCCGCTGCTTGTCGTGCCTGTTGCGGTTTCTGTGTTGCCGCTGGTTTCGCGCAATTCGTTGATGCTAAGCTGCAGCATGCTGATATAGTTGCCGTCAAGGTTATCGTGCGTAACAGGCTTTAGGTTATCGTCGTTTAAGCTGCCTTCGACGTTTATGATGGTTTCATTCAGGTTCGTAAACTGTTCAACGTTAACGCCGCAGTTGGCTTTCTTAAAGTACCTGGGTTTTGCGCCGACCATTGCATTTTCCACATACGCCGTTTTCATCAGGTCAATTTCAGTCTGCGGCGCTTTGCACAGGTCTACATAGCCGTATCCGCACGGGCTGCCTTCAATGGGAAACAGCGTGTCAAACACATACGGGTATTTGCTGTGGTCATACCAGCCGGTCATTGCACGGTCAGGGTCATTTTCCGTCGCATAAAGCACTGTGCCCGGAACAAACAGTATGTAGTGCAGCACACCGTTTTTGTGATAGTACGCACTGATAACAGGCACTTTGTCCGTAGTGTCTACATGGTCATCGTATCTGTATTTGCTGGTTATAAAATCATGCGGTATATTCTTGCCCTCCGGCAGCTCAGCCGGGAACATGGCTCGGACTTCGGTTTCGTCCTGAAAATCGACCTCAAAAAAATACTTTGACTGCTGTATATCCTCGACTCCCGGCTCCCAAAACAAATTAAGGATGTTGCACTTGCGCACATCGATATCGCCCAAGCCGTTCATTTTGTTCTTGTCCCATATGACCTTGTACACGCCTGTGCCGGTCTTTAGCTTTGACCACATAACCTTGCTGTAGGTAGTCTCAAACTGGTTTTTTTCCAGCACAACAGGGATTATTTTAGACAGCATAGCCGCCTCTGCTTTATCGCCCTGTTCCCTCGGCAGTATGTTAGGCTCAGGGTATGCATCCATTGCGTCGGCGTGTTTGTTGGTGATAACGTTATGCAGCCAGCCGCTTTTACTTCTAAACCCCGGCTTTGCGTGGCCGTCCTTGTCTTCTTCAACATCGTTTCGCAGCTTCCACCAGTTTTCCGATGCGATGATACGGCTATCGACCGACTTCTTCCCGGCGCGATATTTGTTTAGTATCTGCATCAAATCCTGTATCTGCTGTTCCCCAATGGGTTTTATGCCAAGCATCTGCGCCGCAGTTTCAACGCTGCCAAGCTCGGGCGCTTTGCTGCCGTCTGCTCGTATAGTGTCCTTAGTGATATCCATTTGCTTTATATCCATCCTTTTTGTATTGGTTCAGTGGGTCTGACAATATAACTTTCGGTTTTTGAGGTATTATCGGGCTTATCGGTCTTGCCATACACATATAACGCCATTCATCGCCTACGTGGTCTTCCATCGACGTGTCCAAATCTTCGGGCTTGTGTTCATCGTACATCAGCAGCGGTATAGTACGGATAAACGCCTTGCAGTTGTCGAACACATACATGCGCGGATAACCGTTATCGTCAAATTGCAGCCGATAATGGCATTGCATCCAGCCTGCAAGCCGCTTGTTGTCGCCGGGGTCGAAGTACACACCGTATTTCTCGGCGGTCTCCGCGACCGACACGCCGCGTGACACATCCCATATTGACGGGTCAGCAACGCCAAGTATCTTGCGCCCTTTAAGCCACGGATGCGTCTGCTCCGTCTCGCGGATGCGCTTAAACTGTTCGTCGGGTGTCCACTTGACACCTTCGTTAGGCGTATCTGTGCAGCCGTACAGCTCCAAAACGCGATACAGTACGCCGTCATAGTCGATAGCCCACCATGCGCAACTAAACGGCTTGTTATAGCCGAAGTCGTATGACCTGTATATCGTCCAGCCACGTGCCGCGCCTTCGTTCAGGTCAAACGCCGGTATAACATGCGTAAATCTGCGCTGTGCTATAGCTTCTTCCGGCGTTATCCCCGCCTTTGCGCACAGTTGCGCATCCGGGCGCGTTCTGAAATCTTCAAAGAATGCGCCGTCGAATATATCCCATTCGCCCTCCAACCACGCCTTACGCAGCTTAGGCGGCAGGGCTTCAAGCTTTTTTATATAGTCGGGGTCTGCATCCATCAGCGGCTTGTTATCCGTGACCTTGCTTTGAATAAATGAATAGTCCTCCGGGTTCTCCCCATCGGTATAGGCGCGGTCTATCGCCAACCGCTTCACCCAACTGTGCCCAACGCCGCCGGGGTTACATGTAACATATATCCGCCGTGGGAAATCATTCGCGCCACGCACGCAGGCCGAGAGCTTCCTGAACCGTTCTTCGGTTTGGTGGGTACCTTCGTCCAAAAACAGAATATCCGTTTCTGTGCCCTGAAAGCGTTCAGCATCCTTGTCGGTATCGCAGTACCTAAATAATATTCTGCTGCCGTTCGGGAATGTAATGACCTTCTTCTGATCGTTATAGCTTGCCATGCGCTGTGATTTATCAGCATCATAGCAATGCAGATCGCGTGTCAGAGGTACTATGTGGTTTTCCTGCAATTCCGGGTATGTTTTACGCACGATCATGCATGTTATCCCCGGAAACTTGAAGCAGTACAGCACCGCCGAGACGCGCACGACGAAGCTTTTGCCGCCGCCGCGTGCGCCGCCGAAAAACACAACATGCGCCCTATCCTTTAAAAATTCCTGTTGTGTAGGGCTTAGGTAGTCGATTTTGTATTCAGGCATGGTTATTTACCGCAGAAATCATCGGCACCGGCAATGATAACGCGCACCGGCTCAGGCTGTGCTTCTCCTGCTGCCTGGCGTTCAAGGTTTTTAATGCGCGCTTCCTGCTCGCGTTTATCGGCATCGGATTTAACACCCTGGATTTCCGCAAGGTCTTTCATTGCGCCTGTAAGGCTTTTCAGGCCGCGTTTATCCTTGATAATATCCGCATCCGTTAACTGTGCTACAGCGCTGCATAGCTTGCTTGACAGCAGCCCAGCAGCTTCTAATAGGCTTTTGTATTCCTGATAATCAATTTCCAGCTGTGCTTTGATACGGTCTGCGCCCTTGGCCGCGCTATACTGCGTCCGCTTCTGCGCCCATTTTTCTCGTTCGGCGCGTTTTCGCAATGTACTGTACGAAACGTTGTGTTTCTCGGCAAGCGGCCTTGTGCCTATGTCGGTAGTAATATATTCAGTTTTGATATCATCCCATTTGCTCATGCCTTTATAATAATGTAGGTGGCGTTGCATTAATCAGCCCCACCTTGCGCACTTTTTTGCTGCACATAAAAAATCAAGGGTAACGCTTAATGCGCTACCCTTTGGTATTTTTCCGCTAATGTGATCTTGTAGACCGGGCATTGTGCGTACTGTGTGCAGCAGTATTTGGACACATACACCCGGCGTTTCTGCTCGTCGCCTTTAAACCACAGCTGCAATCTTGCGTCACCGCATGGGCCTTCACAAAAGATCTTGTTCTCACGCGCCGAGCCTTTTGACCAAAACGGGCATTTTGCCCGGCTGTCATAATATCCGTCAGCGCCCCTCATGCAGCGTATACCTCGCGTACCGTGTCGGGATGCCGTAACGGTTAAGTCCGGTCTCCATCGTTGTTTCAACGTCATAGCCGCGCTTGCGAAGATCAAACACGCGCCCGGATGCCCTGCCTATGCCGTAGTCATACATGGCCTCGCGGCTTGTTATGCTGCCGTGTTTGCGCATGTGATTTAACATCATTTCGCACTGACTTTGAATTATCATGTTCCGCGATACCTCCAACATTTTTTAGTTGTAAATGTCTTTACCGCCCTTGCGCGTTTTATGTAGCCAGTCACCAGCAGCTCCCTTGCCGGATATTCATTCCGCGCCGCCGCCTTGCGTTTATCGTTCTCCGCGCAAAACGCCTGATAGCTGCTGCAATTGGCGTGGCAGCCTATGCGGCGCGCTGTGCAGCCTTTACAGTCGTTAGTCATCTTTTTGTAAATTCTTTGGGTGCAAAAGCAGCGCACCAGCCGTTACGCTTATCGCAGTCGCAAGCGCACTGATCGCAGCACCAGTCGTAATAGGTGTTTTCGCTGCGGCGGCAGATTTCACGGATAGCATTTTTATACAGCGCTATCGCTTCTACAAGCATAGAAATCCGCTTGCTCTGCGCAGATATAATCTGTATATGCATATCTTCGATTTTCTCGGCGCGTTCTTCGGATTCACCGTGCAGCAATCCTAACAGCCACATGCGTATTTTATATAGTAATCTTTTCATGTTTCTACCTCCGTTTCAAAATATTCGAACGTTTTCTTTCCCTTTCTTAAAGGCAAGTCCAGCATTTCCGGCTTTGTGTTTTCCATAAGCATCGCGCCGAGCACGTTGAATGCAGCGGCGGCAAGATGATCTTCATCGTCAAGACCGCACTGATACTTTGCCAAGTGCCTACAGGCGCTGTCGATAAACGACGATATCGGAATACCTTTCGTGTAGTTCCAACGCCCGTAATGCTCCGCCCCGCGTTCGTAGTGCTTAGACAGCCGCAGGAGCGCTTCCCACGGGAGGGATATCATATCGCCCTTGCCGGTCACGCTGTCCCTTACAGCGCCGGTAGAAAACTCGCGGCGTTCATCCTTTTCGAATTTCACTATCCTCCCACCTTTCGCCGATATCTTCTAAAAAGTGCAGAAATTCATGCGTATCTGCGCAATAATATTGTTTGCCGTTAACGGTAACCGTGTAGCTGCCGTCGTGGTTGCTTTTGGCTTCCCAGCCTACGTTTTTAGCCATTATCGCCTACCATACCTTTCATCGAATGGCGAGAAGTTATCCTCGCCCACTATTTCACGGATGCGCCGGTCAAGGACGGTTTTTGAATATTCCAGGCTTTTATCGCCCACGCTGTCTTCTACGAACAGTTCGGCAATTTCGTTTACATACATAACGAATCTTTCGCCGAACGCCTTAGCGCGTCCAGCGCCCAAGCCCAAAATATCATTAGCGGCCATAAACGCCGCGTCCTCCGCAAGCTGCATGCGGTTACGCCCGTAAAGCTGTAACTGAATGTTCACTTCGCGCTGCACGGCTTTTGCAAATGCTGATTGCTTAGCCATCGTCTGACCGCCTTTCGCAGATTTGGTCTATTACGTGCTTGCATTCATCGACCATCTCGGCGGTTGTCCAGCGTTTTAACTCTTTAGTATACGGAAAGTCGCGACAAGCGCCGTTATAATCCCAACAATGGGAATAATCCCAGCCAATGAACGCTCCTTTCCGATCTACAGTCGCTAAATATTGCTCCAAATACGTAATTCCGCCGTGACAGTCAATCTTTTCAACATTTAACGGTTCGCCTTCATATTCACTGATATCAACATACGCGCATGGATGCGTCCCGAGATTCAGCACATAGTAGTCAAGTCCTCTATAGTTTCCATAGGCCAGCCGTTCGGGGGCGCAGCGCTCAGACTTGTAAACCATTTCTTTCATTTGTCAGTCCGCCTTTCTCCATAGCTGCAAAAATCGTCAGCCTTTACACACGGTAAGCCATAATCACATCCGCATTCGTATTCATCCGGTTTGTAATACTTGCAGTCCTTACACCGCACTACCAGGACATAGCCCATCTGCGCCGCCATGCGCTTAAACTCGCTTTTTGTCGGTTCGTGAATATAAATAGGCTCGACAGCAGGCGCACACTTAATGCGCTCAATAACTTTGCGAGCGCCTCGCATTTCTGCGCTCGTTATTTTTTCTCTTACCGTATATACCACCGATTGTTCGATGTCATGTAACAGCGCTTCACGCTCTATGTATTCAGCCATTGTCGTTCTCACTTTCTGCTTGTTTTTTCAGTTTTCTCCACGCGCTGTAGCATTCAGGGCACAGATGATAGCCGTCGAATTCACCCCAACCACAAGGCTTTTCTATGTATTCGAACGGCCATTCTCCGCTTATTTGCGCTTGTTTGACTTCTCCGCAGTGATTGCAAATGAAAACTTTTATCCTAACAAACGACATTATTTGTTACCTCCTTCTACCGCTTAAATCGATTTTCTTGCCTGTTATAGTTTCAAGATGCAAGCGAATATGTCTTAATTCTCTCAATATATCAAGTAATATATCTTTCATTTTGCCCTCCATTCCGAACAGCCGCCGTTGTATTTCCACACACAGCGGCCACATTTTCCGTAGCATGGTTTAATCATCGTCATTCTCCTTTCCACTAAGCCACGCACGCAGCTCGTGCACGCACGAAACGCACAGCTCGTAGTCGTTGTCGTATATTTCCATTTTAAGCAGCCGTATTCCTACGTAGGTCACGGAACTCTTTGGGTTTATCTCCGCGCCGCAGCGGTCACAGATCAGTTTTGTCGCCATCTTTCCTTGCCTCCAATGCTTTTTCCGCTTCCTCGCGGGTGAGGAATACGGTCTTGCCGATGTCGCACCCCCATAGCGTTCCGCAGCCCAAGGTGTTCAGCACCGTGCGCCCGTTAAGAGTGCTTATATCCGTCACGGTAAAGCCGTAAACCCGCGCAGCGGGGTAGGTGCTGAAGCTCCATAGTTCGTCTCCCACCTTGCACGGCAGCACAACCACGCGCCCGTCCTTGTCGGCTTTCAGCAGTTCTCTGATGTGCTCGGTCAAGCGGTCGTTGTCGTTGTTTTTTTCAGTTTCCGCAAGTTTCCGTTCCGCAAGTTCTATGCGTT